AGCCCCATCAATTTTCCTGCAAGATCATACGATTCTGCACCTTCATGACCAATGCCAAACTTCATACCCGCTTCAGACATACTCAAACCTAAAGATCCATGTAATTCAGTATGTCCTCTTTTGTAAATTTTATTATCTATAAAAACAGTCCAAGCATTATTAGCATCACCAAACCCATCAATGACTACTTCAAATTTAGGTCTTTCTTTTTGTAAAGGCCAACAGCTCAAAGCATGAGCATAATGGTGGTTTACTCTAATTGTGTTTAAGTGAGGAAAGTATTTGTAAGGTACTGCTGGAAAAAATTCTTCATTGTCTACTGGTAAGTTATGTCTCCAGGGATCAATGACCACAGCAACTTGATCTATTTCATTTGGATTTACTTTAAAATATTTTTGAACATCTTCTTGCCAATCAATTAAATTATCGTAAGCATGATGTTTTTTTTCATAAACTCTCTCAGTTTTTAAATAATGGACATTTTCACCATCGAAGTATGAAAGGTTACTGTCATGTTCGCAAAGTCGAAGACCAAGAAGTTTTTTAGCCATTCTCCTGTGATCTGTCTATTTGTGCGTAGCTTATTAGACCCTGTATTGTATTACTACCTGTGGCTGCTTGAACCGTAATTGCATCGCCAGCTTCTAAATTTAAACCTTGTGGGGTGGCGTTCACTTGTGTTTTTGCAGCTAAATCATTTCTAAAAAATTCGTATTCTGTGCTAGAATCAGAAGAATCTACAAAATTCATATTTACTAATATGGCTGATGACGCATCGCTGTTGGAGCAATAAATACTCTTAACAATTACTGTTGCATCACTTGGACATGTAAACACTGTTGTCTTACCTGTGCTAGCTTGTTTGAAACCTTGATTTTTATATCTAATTGTCATGATAGAAAATAATTAAAAGCTTCTTGTTCATTTTTAAGTTCTTGTTGGTATGATGTATTTAACTTATCTTGCATGGTTCGTAAAGATTGAGTTACTTGCCTTTGGTTTTCTTCAGTATAAACAGGTGTAGGTTCAGGTATTATAATGTCAACTCTAGCCATGGAACCTCTGTCCAAAATTAGCACCTCTAGCTGACTTTGTGCCTGCAGTTTGTGAGGCTCTCTTAGCTGCTGCGTTTGCTGCTGCTTGTGCTCCAGATCCTGCACCACCCATTTGTGCATCTCTTGCAGCATCCGCTGCATACTTACCACTGGCTGTTTTAAGATCCATTTGTTTTTGAATTGCTCTTGCTTCTCTCATGTTTTGATCAATTGCTCTTATTCTAGCATCAACACCACCATAAGATCTCGCATCAAGGTAATCAGCTAAACTTGAAGTTCTAGCAAAATCAGTTCCTTGTAAATAATTATATAGACCACCTATTCCACGTAAAAATAAACCAGTAGGCGAATACATTTTATAAAAGTCAAAAATTTCATTTAAACCACTTGGTTGTTCTTGAAACCCTACATTCTGTACGCCTGGTGGTAATTCAACCATTCTATTTACTCCTGGCGGTAATAGAGGATTAATAGCTGCAATTCCTAAATCCGTGTTAGGCTCTGCTGCTTGAGCATTATTATTTGCTAGAATTAATTCTTCATCCATATCTATCCTCTCATACCATCCGGCTGCACATCAGCTCTAAAAGTGCCATATCTCCAACTTTGTTCTGTAGAGGTATTTGCAATTTTTAAACTTGCAAATCTTGATCTTGCACGTGTATCTACCTTATCAGTAGAACTGTTTATTGTAAATGGACCTAAAGGAGAAGACGCTGCTGCAGTTGAGGGGTAATCTCTTAAGTTTATTGTTACTTGAGCATCTCCTGTTAATACTTTAAAGTCTGGAACAAACCTTCTCATACTCATAAATATTTGACCATCACCTTCAATTCCTAAATCAAAATCACCTGATTGTATAAAGGCTGGTATTGCAGTTTTTGCACCTGTAGTATCTACTTGATCAACTCCAGTCTCATGAGCATAATATGTAAAGGCACCATTAATATTTGTTACTCCCTGTATTGTAGGAAATGTTGGAACTGCTGTAGAATCAAATTCAGTAGCATAAGGCACATCGTATAAATTTGCATCCGCCCATGTAGTTCTAGCGAGTGATCCAGTGGTCCAAGTCTGATCTTGATAGTTGTAAGTCACACATCTGTCTATATAGTCTGATCCTGATTTTGGATAAAACCAAGTTATTTCTTCATATAAATGATTTAATCCAACATAAACAGATTCACCATTTTCATAATTAACACCTAAGTTATCCCCTTTTGTTGTAAATACAAAATCTTCTACAGGACAAGGTAAAGCTTTTACGGTTCCGTCATATACAAAAAAACCTCCTGATTCACCCATCCAATAAACTGCACCATTAACAAACTTCATTGAATGTTGTCCAATAGCACCACAATTAGATCCAACCTGCCTTACAGAAAAAGTAAATGGTGGACCAACAAATTGCATAACATAAGCAGCGTTATCTGTAAGTATAAAAGTATAATCTTTACCTTTGGTTGCTCCTACTATTTTAGTCCCTGAGTCTAGTCTAAAAGTACCTGCAGTATTTACAGAGGTTGGTGCATAATCACTTATATTTTCTTGATCAGAAAATCTAATAAACATTTTATCTTGTGTGCTCGGACTTCCAACAGTCGTTTCAGTTCCAAGCATAACTAAATGTCTATCTCGATCTGAGACAAGAGACATTACTGATGCAGTAGGTGCGTTTGAAATAACAGTTGCTCTTGTTGTTAATGCACTTGGATTTGAATTTATTGGGTTCCACTCAAAAGATCTACCATTTTTTACAGTTGCAATTAATTTTTCACCAAAATTGTCTAATGACCAAGAGGCAGGATCAATGGTAAGAGTTTGAGATAACGATGCTTCGCCCCATGCCGTGTAATATTCAACGCCTGCTCCAGACGAATGAGCAGATCTGGTCCCTGCTACAGCTCTTGTTATTCCTGTTAGATCAGTGCTAGTGGTTCCGGTGTATGAAATAAATTCAGCACCTACTTTTATAGTTCCTGATGATGGAAACCCAGTGGTTGATGATAGAGTAACAGAAGTTCCTACTCCTCCTGTTCCCGCAGTGTCATCTAATAGTGCGCCATTGAGAGTACCAAAAACTTGTTGTCCTCCACCCCACAAACCTGTGCCCCAACCAAAGCCATAAGTAAAACCCAAAGTACCAGGTTTGACATAAGGGTTTACAGTTGCTGATCCACTTCCGTTGACCGTTGTCCCTGCTGCGCTAGCCATGGTTATTGTAAAGCTGTCACTATCTGGTACAGTAATTACCTGAAATGTGTTGGTCGTAAAATCAGCAGCAACATATCCAGCTCCACTTGGAGGTGTTACTGAAGTAAAAGTAAATAAATCTCCTGGCTCCAGAGTATGCGCTGGTTTGTTTACAGTAACTGTTGCTGAGGTATTTACAGTATCAAAGGTGCATCCAGTCAAAGCTGTGTCTAGTGGTGTAACATCGTAGAAAGCACCCTCATAATAAATAACTAAAACTTTGTTAGTGCCTATTGCAGCATATCTTCTTCCATCAAGGTCCGCCCAAATGAATTGTTCTCTAGCTGCTCCTACAACAGTATTTAATAAAATTTGTTCCCAACCACCAATTTTTTCAGGTAATCCATATCTAAATCTAACAAAATCACCATCAGTCCACTGACCTTCAGCTCCTGTTTGTGTTACTTGTTTATTAAATCCTGGTCTAATCTGTACGTTTGTTAAAGGCATAAGGTATTATACAATAAAACAATACCATCTTAAAGGTCGTCAGTTTCTTTTTTTATTTGTATATCTTGGTCTTCGTGAGAAAGAATTTTTTTTGTTTTCTCGTCAAAATTATGATGAATATTAACAAATAGAGCCATAAATAAATTAGCAAAATGTTTGAGAAATTTAGGTGACAATTCTAATTTTTTATTTTTATTCAATATTTCAATTTCTTTATCAGTAAAGATAATTTCTCCTGACCCATCTTTTTTACCATTTATAATCATTTTTTTACTATACCCCAATACATTCTGTTGTCCATATAATATCCTTTGTTTGGACCTTCTGCATCAACATAATGAAGAAATGTTTGAAATGTAAAATCACCATTAAATGCTTCTCTCCAATGTTTTAATTTACAACCTAAATAAATAACTGCATCTCCTCTTTTTGCAATTACTGGTTTGCCGTCCATATATATAGGCCAATCAGTTCCATCATTATCGATGTTTACTGTTACACTTATTTCACAGGAAGGTCTATCGCTATGTTTTTTTAAAACCGCATGTTTGGTATAAGCACGCCAGAAAGCATAAGTAGGCAAAAGTTTCTTTCCTGTTTCCTTTTCCATTAAATTTTTCTTAACTAACATTAAAGATTCCATAAGAGGGTCTCCATAAAAATAAGTATCTCCTACACAACTTTGATCAAGATCAAAATTAGTTAAATTTG